CAGCGGCAACGTCGGTATTGGCACTAGCAGTCCAGTTAACAAACTGCATGTGTTGAATGCTGGGACAACTGCTATTTCTAATGGCATTGCAAACTCTGGCGTTATCATTGACGGTGGTTCAGGCAATGCCGCATTAAACTTTATTTCTCCTGATACATCTGCAAACTACATCAACTTCGGAGACTCTACTGACTCAAATGTTGGCCGCATAATTTATAACCACAACAACAATGCGATGACGTTTGATACGTCTGCCGCTGAAGCTATGCGCATCGACTCTAGCGGTAACTTGTTTGTTGGGAAGACTGGCACAGCTATTAACACAGCAGGTGTTGAAGTTAAAAATGACGGTCAAGTATGGGCTACCAAAGACGGCGGCCCCGCTTTATCGTTAAACCGTAAGACCTCTAACGGGTCTATTACGGCTTTCTACAAAGACGGCTTATCAGTCGGTAGTATTGGTGTAGATAGCGGCGACAACTTGTACATTGGCGGCTCTGTCGCTAATCACGCTGGTCTTTACCTCAGTACTAACCTCTATGCCCCATTGAGCGCAGGCAGTTTGGTAGACGATGCAATAAGTATGGGTAACTCGAGCTTCCGATACAAAGACCTCTACCTGTCAGGCGGTGCGTACCTCGGCGGTACTGCGGCGGCGAACAAGCTAGACGACTACGAAGAAGGGACGTTTACTCCTACGCTTACTTTTGGTGGCGCTGATACAGGTAATGTCTATGCGGCGCAAGGAGGAAGATATACCAAGGTGGGCGATGTTGTTCATGTGTTTGTTTATGTTCGACTGAGTACTTTAGGCACCGCGACAGGAAATGCAGAGATAACTGACTTACCGTTTACTGTAAATAGCGCTGTTGAGTCAGCTGGTTCAGTTGGCTATGTATTGGGAATGACATCTTTAAGTTCTGTACCCGTTGTACGTCCCTCAGGAACAGTACTTGAATTGCGAGATGTAAGCACTACTCAGGCTGACCGCTTAACTCATGGAAACTTCACGTCAAGTGCTGACTTAAGAATTACGGCAACATACAAAGTAGCATAACCCTAAATAGCCTCAGTGGACTCTGGGGCTGGACTAACAGGAGACAATAATGTCACTAACTAAAGAAGTAACAGCAGACAAGATCGAAGTAGTAACCGGCGGAGCAGGCCCTGTAGTACAAGTACGTACTGCTACCCGCATCGTTGAAGACGGCGAGGTGATCTCATCTAGCTACCACCGTCACGTAATCAACTCTGGCGACGACTACTCAGCCGAACCGGCCAACGTACAGGCTATCTGTGCGGCGGTCTTTGCGGCACCAGCAGAGTAATGGAAACCATCCTCTTAGGTGTCATCGTAGCTCTACAACTCGGTGACATCTGGACCACACAGTACGCCCTAGGCAACATCAAGGGCGCTACAGAGTCTAACCCAGTCGTCAAGAAGGCGATGGACTTGTTCGGTGTTATGGGAGGCCTTTTCGCTATTAAGGCCCCCTTCATCGCTTTCGTCCTATGGGCTCCTATACCTCTCTGGGCTCTTGTCCTCATCGCTACACTCTACGTGTACGTCGTGGGCAACAACGCCCGTATCATCTTAAAGCACCAATAGCATCCTCAGGGGATCTGTAGTATAATAGCTGTAGGTTCCCTTTTCACTTCTCTGGAGATTGCATGTACTACGTAGGCACACAAGAATTCGAATCCCTAGCTGAAGCATATGCGTATGCACAAAGCACCGGAGGTATGGTGTCTCTGGAGCCTACAGGCGGCATGCTTACGACTGAAACCTCCGGCACTTCTTCTGACGCTTCTACCACAACTGGGATCAACTCCGAGGGTACTGTTACGAGTAACTCTAAGGGAGACGAGACGGTATACTCTACAGATCCTGTAGGCTCTACAGATCCTGTAACCTCTGACGGGGGTATGCTCACAGGCGACGACACTACAACTACAGAATCCACAACCACAACAACCACAGGCGGGGCCTTTACCGGCACCACTTACGATGAGTTCTTGGCGTGGTTCCCAACAAGTGCTTTAAGGGATCAGATGATCTCTTGGTATGAAGCCAAGGGCTGGGAGTACGAGGACGCTCCTAGCGCAGGATATGCCAGAAACGCCGAAGGTCGTTATGTAGACGACAGTGGAAACCCTTTGTATTACTATACCGGCACGTTGGTAGATCAAGAGAGACGTGCTGGCGACTATGCTGATTACGTCAGCGAAGACAAGATACGTACTGACTTCAATGCCGACAAGGGCCTACAAGCCATGTTCGGCTCTTGGGATAAGTACTGGTCATACATCACAGACCGCCAAGACCTCATCGACCAAGGCGTTATTATGGACCCTTGGGAGCGCGAATCTCAGCTATGGGACGAACGAGTCGTTCAAGCCGTAGGTAGCAAAGGCGGTCCTAACTCCCTAACTATAACTAAAGTCATACAAGAAGAAGCAGAGCGGCGTCTTAATGAGGACATGGAGGCGGAGATAGCCTTACGCGCTCAGTACGATATTCCACAGTTCCGAGAAGAAAGCGACGGAACACTCTATCGCTGGAACGGAAGCGGCTGGACGCTTATTGACGAGCCTAGAGATCTGACCTTACGTACAGCGGCGTTAGCCATCGGCGGTCTTTTACTAGGTCCGGCTGTCGGAAGCGCGTTAGGTACAGCTATGGGAGTGTCTGGTAGCGCTCTGACGAATGCCGCACTTCGTAGTGCCGCGACACAGCTAATGACTAGCGGAAGTATCAATCCTTCTTCTCTCCTTCAGGCTGTAGGAACCGCAGGCCTTTCTTCTTTCCTATCGGATACGCTAGGTCCGGCTCTTTCTGATGCGTTTCCCGATTTGGCAGGGTCTCTCTCAACAGGGAGCGAAGCTGTAGACAATGTATTGCAGACAATGGCATTCGATATTGCCAGACAAGGCGTTCTAACTGGTGAGGTGGACTTCCAACAAACCCTTCAGTCCGGTCTCTTTGCCTCTGCGGGCGAACTACTTGACTGGATAAATGACAATAGAGCTATCAGCGCAGAAGAGCAGGCCGCGTGGGAAGCTCGTATTCAAGCACAGACCGACGCACAGCATCAAGAGATGTTCAACACCATCGAGCAACAGTTCGGCGAAGGGGCGTTGACAGATGCGCTTAACTCTATGGACGCTGAGCTTGCTACAATGGCCTCTCAGACTCTCGCTGACATGTTCGCCGCTAATAACGTCTCACAAGACGACAGCGGAAACTGGACGCAGGTAGAGGAAGAGATTGTAGACCCTACGCAGGATACTACAGCGGATGACACTACAAACGCACCTTTAGACGACGGTCCGCGTGAAATAACGGATTTAGCTAACGGGGACCGTATCGTAAACGGGGTTGTCTACAAGAACACAGCAACAGGTCGGCAGTTTGCAGGTATTGCTCCAGACGCAGATCCTGATGCCGTAATGGCAGAGCTTAAATCTATGGCCGATGGTGGAGTCTATGGCTACCAAAGCACTAACGGACAGTCTACAGTTTTGCTTCCTCCCGAGGCGGTTGAATGGCTGGGTAATCAATTCCCAGACGACGCATCACTAGGTGCCTTCCTAAAGGGGCATGGCGTTCTTCTTACGGATTCTTCTGCTGGTGCCGGTAACTATATTCTAGCCTTTGGGGGTGAGATAGAAGGAGGCATTAGCACTAATATTGATGAGAACTTCTACAACGTCTCCACCGAAAACCAAAGAAACCTCAGCAACTTGCTTTCAGACAATTCTAACGCAGAGGCTGTACTGGAAGAGCTAACAGCCGTAGATCCATCGGGTATTTCTGAAGAGGTTAGAGACCTCCTTGTCAATGTTGCAGATTCTCCTGATCCGATGAATTACGACATGAACGTCGATCCAACAACCGTAGAGGCTGACCCTACAGATTACGAATACGATCCAACAACGACTGACCCTGTTGATCCTACCGTCGTAGACCAGCCGCCGACGGACACTACAGGCGGCGATGCTGGAACAGCTACAGACGTAGGCGCTGGCGTCACTGTAGAGGATGTTACAGCGGCAGTTAATGACGCTCTCAACCAGATCGAGACTGGGGCGACTGCGGAGGAAGTACAAACAGCCATCGACGAAGCGATTGAAGCTATCGACATCCCTGCTGGCATGACCGCAGAGGAAGTACAGCAGATTGTAAACGAAGCAGTTAACGGAATCGACATTCCCGAGGGAATGACTACAGAGCAGGTCCAAGAGCTTGTAGACGCGGCTATGACGGATGTCGCTACGACGTCTGACTTAAACTCGGCAGTAGAGACTTTACAGGAAACTATCGCGAACTTACCAGCAGGCGCTACAGCCGAAGAGGTACAAACAGCTATCGACACGGCTATCTCGAACATTGAGTTCCCTGCGGGTCTAAGCTCAGAAGATGTACAAGGCATTGTAGACACCGCTATTGGTGGTATTGAGTTCCCTGAATCGGTGACAGCGGATGAGATGTCTACAGCGATCACTGAGGCCGTTTCAGGTCTAGCTACACAAGCTGACATTGAGGCCGCTATCGGAGCTATTGAGTTCCCTGAGGGCGCTACCTCTGAGGAAGTACAAGAGATTGTCGATGCGGCTATTGCAGAAATTGAATTCCCAGAAGGGTTGACGACAGAGCAGGTACAAGACATAGTGGACACCGCTGTAGGTGGTATCGAGTTCCCTGCTGGCCTAAGCGCTGAAGACGTACAGAACATCGTAGCCAACGCTACAGAAGGGTATGCTACCTCTGAGGCTGTCAACACAGCTATCGACGCGGCAGTTACAACCCTGAACGAAACAATCAGCAACCTTGAGAACCTTTCAAGTACCGACGTGGGTACGTTAATCAACGACGCCATTGCCGGAATAGACTTCCCTGAGTCTGTTACCGATCAGCAGATGCAGGACGCTATCAACACAGCTATCGGCAACATTGAGTTTCCAGAAGGCCTCAGCGCTACAGACGTTGCAGACATCGTTGCGGCCTCTGGCTTTGCTACTCCAGAGAACGTAGTAGATGCTATTGCGGCGGCTGGATATGCCACACCTCAGGATGTCGCTGATGCTATCTCAGCGGCTGGTTACTCAACTCCAGAGGACGTCGCTAACGCTATCGCGGCGGCTGGGTTCTCTACTCCAGAGGACGTTACCACAGCTATTGCCAACGCCGGTCTAGCAAGCCCTCAGGACATCGTAGATGCGCTTGAAGCGGCAGGCTTCGCTACCCCAGAGGATATTGCCACTGCGGTCTCAGAGGCCGGTTACGCGACTCCTCAGGACGTTGCTGACGCTATCGCCTCTGCTGGATATGTAAACCCAGAAGATCTCGCCACAGCGCTTGAGAACTCTGGCTTTGCTACGGCGGACTCGCTGGATACTGCACAGCAGGCCATTGACGACAACATGGCTACCCTACAGCAGGATCTCCTAGAGACTCTGGCTACTATGGGTACAACACAAGAGACTAACCTCACTGACGCTGAAGCGCGTCTGTTGGAGTCTATCTCTGGTGTGTCTGCTGACGTACTACTCGAACTAGCTACCGTAGAAGGCGGCTTAGAGCAAGCTATCGCCGACATGGACGTTAACTTCAACGAGGCATTGTCAGAAGGTCTCACCGCCACAGAGACTAGCTTGATGGAAGCCCTAGAGGCTTACAATACAGGACAAGGCGAAGCCCTAACAGCGGCTGAAGCACGTCTCCTAGAGTCTATCACTGGCGGTGACGCGGCTACGTTGCAGGCCATGAGTGAGAACGCAGAGACGTTCAATCAGGCCCTTGCTGATCTCGGTACTAGCCTTACAGACGTACAGACTAACCTTGGTGATCGTATCGGCGGTCTTGAGACAGACATCTCTACAGGGTTCGAAGCGGCGGCTACAGAGCGTCAGGAGCTTATGGACGCTCTAGCGGCTCTAGAGACTGGCGCTATCGCATCCCTCACAGAAGGACAAGCTAACCTCCTCGCAGAGATTACTGGCGGTGATGCGGCTACTCTGCTGGCCCTTAGCCAGACAGAAGAAGGTTTGCAGTCTGAGCTTGATGCTCTAGGTACCGACCTCGGCACTGTACAGGAGACACTAGCAGGCGACATCACAGCCCTAGAAGAGTCTACCTCTGAGCAGTTCAGCGAAGTAGGCGAGCAGATCTCAGGCGTTGAAACCAACCTAACCGATCTCTTCAACCAAGGCTTAGAGTCTGTAGGTGGTGACATCAACGCTCTCGCAGAGCAGTCACTCGGCTATTACAACTCGCTACAGGAAAGCCTCACAGCGCAATCTGAAGGCTTCACTACAGAGCTAGGCGACACAGAAGCCCGTTTACTTGAGAGTATGACAGGCATCGAGGCTAGCGTCTTACAGGAGCTAGCGTCTGTCGAAGGCGGTCTTGAGGGAGCCCTAGGTGATCTCGGCACAGACCTCGACAGCCTTTCAGATAACGTCAATACACGCATTGGCGACGTAGAGAGCGCTATGGGCTCGGGCTTCCAAGGTGTAGCTGATCAGTTCGGTCAGGTACAGGGAGACATCGCTGGCCTAGGCGCTGGACTCGAAGGCTTAGGTCAAGGCGTTGCAGGTATCGGCGCTGGTCTGCTACAAGGCCTCGGAGCCCTCGGCGGTGAGCAACGTGCGGCGGCGGCGAGAGCTTCAGCGCCTAAGTGGAAAGACTTCTACAGCGGTGACATCGGCTACGGCAACAGACAGACATACGGTATGCTCGACACGCAACAGCAGAGCGCTACAGATCCATTAACACAACTAATCAGCCGAAGCCTCGGCAAATCAGGGATGCTATCATGACCTTTTTGAACCTAATCAATAACGTACTTCGCCGCCTCCGTGAAGAAGAGGCTGTATCGGTTACCGAAACTGACTACACCCAGATGGTAGGTGACTTTGTAAATGACGCTAAGCGTATCGTCGAAGACTCTTACCAGTGGGAAGCCCTGCGGGAAGAGTACGAGTTTATGACGGCGGCTACTGACGACCTCTACTCATTGACTAATACCGGAAACCGCGCTAAAATACTTAGTGTGTACGACAAAGCGCAGAAGTGTGAACTAGAGCAGAAGAGCCTTAAGGACATTCGCTACTACAAGCTAGGAGCAACCGACACAGCAGGCACTCCGCGTTACTTTGCGTACAAGGGCCTAGACAGCAACACAGACACTCAGATCTGTCTCTACCCCGTCCCAGAGGACATCCGCACAGTCAACGTCCTTATGGTACGCCCACAGGATGACTTAGAAGGCGCTACAGATGTCTTAAAGGTCCCTTCAGCCCCAGTGATCCACTTAGCGCTCGCCTTGTTGGCTAGAGAGCGTGGAGAGACAGGCGGCACCTCTACGGCAGAATACTTCCAGATTGCAGACAAGTACCTCCGCGATGCTATCTCAGTAGAGGCGGCACGACACGAAGACGAACTCATTTACTACACGGTGTAACCTATGGCTCAGCAGATCCAACAGCTCTCTCTCGTTGCACCAGCGTTCAGAGGGCTTAACACACAGGATAGCCCTATTGACCTCGATCCGTCGTTCGCCCTCGTGGCGGACAACTGCGTGGTTGACCAGAGCGGTCGTCTAGGTGCGCGTAAGGGTAACGCTGTAGTTACTACAGATAAGACTGAACTAGGTAGTGACGACATTACAGCCATGTGGCAGTTTACCACACGGGCTGGCGATGAGTATTTCTACAGCGTCGGTAACAACAAGATCATGGAAGGTACGGATACGCTCTCAGACGTTACACCTTCCGCTTACACCATCACGGCTGACCATTGGCAGATAGACGAGTTTAACGATGCGGTCTACTTCTTCCAGAAAGACCACGACCCTTTAGTTGCTGACAACACAGGTGCAGTCACGGCTCTAGGCGGTAGCGCCCCACAGGCCAACTGCGTACTGTCAGCCTTCGGTCGTCTATGGGCGGCAGACATTACAGGCGATCGTCACACGCTATACTTCTCTGACACCCTCAGAGGAGATCACTGGACAACAGGCTCGTCGGGTAACATCGACTTGACTAGCGTGTGGCCCAACGGCACCGACAACATCGTAGGCCTTGCGTCTCACAACAACTTCTTGGTTATCTTCGGTGAGACAGCCATTCTGATCTACCAAGGCGCTGAAGATCCAGCTACCATGACTCTGGCGGATGAGATCAACGGCATTGGCTGTATCGCTCGTGACTCTATCAGGGGTATCGGTACTGACCTACTGTTCCTCTCTCGTGAGGGCCTACGGTCTCTTGGCCGTACCATTCAGGAGAAGTCGGTAGCGATTGGCGACCTCTCGCGCAACATCAAGAACGAGATTCAGCTATCTTCGGCGTCTACGCCCTCAGAGCAGATCAAAGCGGCCTTCATGCCTACAGAGAACCTCTACGTACTCTCGTACCCACTACGTCAGATCGCCTACGCCTTCGACGTGCGTCAGCCGCTAGAGACAGGCGCTTACCGCGTTACTCGCTGGACACAGATCACGCACACGTCCTACCACACAGGTAGGGACGGCTCTGTTTATATCGGCTCTGACGCAGGTATTGGGACTCACTCTGGATTCTTAGAGAAGGGCAACGCATACCGTATGTTCTTCCAGTCTCCACAGCTATCGTTCGGTGATACATCTAAGCTGAAGATGCTTAAGAACATCTCGGCTATCTTCATCGGAGGCGGTAACACCTCGGTGACAGTAAAGTGGGGCTACGGCTTTACCTCTGAGTTTAAGTCTAAGGTATTTAACATCACAGGCGGCAACGCTGTCGCTTACTTCGGAGAGAGTGAGTTCAACATCGCTGAGTTCTCCACAGGAACAACCGCTGACGTTTTCAACGCCAAAGCTAACGGTAGCGGAACCATCTTGAACATTGCTTTGGAGGCGCAGATCAACGGCTCCTCTCTGTCAATTCAAGGCTTTAACATCCAGACACTTCTAGGAAAGATCACTAATGGCTAATTACATCACTACCACTAACTTCACTGCAAAGGACTCGCTCCCCTCTGGTGATCCCCAGAAGGTTATTAAGGGTCAGGACTTTCAGCTTGAGTTCGACAACATCGAAGCGGCATCGGCTACTAAGGCTGACTTGTCATCACCCACATTCACCGGCACTGTAACCATCCCGACTCTATCGGTCACTACAGCAGTCACTGGTACAATCGACGGAGGTACATACTAATGTCACTCATGGAAGGTTTACTGGGCGCAGGAAGCGGACTCGCAGGCGGCGCTCTTGTCTATGACGCTTATGACACACTAGGCGACATCGGCAATACAGCACAATCACAGATGCAGGCGTTAGGCGAAGCAGGTCTCGAGCAGACTGCCTTCCGTCCTTTCTCTGTCACTTCCGCTACAGGCTCTACCTTCGGCGTAGACGCTGGCGGTAACGCTACACAGACACTTTCGGCACAAGAGCAGGCCATGCAGGATTACCTGCTAGGTCAGTCGCAGAACCTCTTTGGTCAAGCGGCGGCTCCAATGGCTGAGCAGGAGCAAGCAACCTTTGATCGCCTCATGGCGCTTCAGAGCCCAGCCGCTGAGCGAGAGCGTCTGGCTATGGAGAACCGTCTGCTGTCACAAGGACGCCTCGGTACTAGCTCTAACGCCTACGGCGGTGCTACTCCAGAGATGCTCGCCTTCCAGACAGCACAGGCGGAAGCACGTAACAGCGCGGCCCTACAGGCTATGCAACAGGCTCGTGCAGATCAGATGCAACAAGCTAACCTCGGTGCGGCCTTCCAAGGCGCAGGCTACATGCCACAGGGTCAGCTTCTCAACGCAATCAACCCCGCACTCACTACAGCACAGCTCGGACAGCAGGCGCAGTTCACTGGTGCTGGCCTCTACGGTGACGCTCTGGCTTCTGGCCTTTCAGCAGAGCTTGGCGCACGTCAGGGACAGGCTAACCTCGCGGGTAACCTCGGCGCTTCTATGCTCAACTCTTCTATGCAGACCGCTTCAGGCGATGACGGATGGGTTGGCGCTATTGGCGACGTACTTGGATCAATCTTCGGATAAGGAGTTCACATGGCACGTTTAGATGCTTCATTGACACAGGGCCTAATGAACCCAACATACGCCAGCGAGCTTCGCAACGTCGGAGCCACTGCTGGTATGCTCGGCGGTCAGATGCGTAAAGAGCGTCGCGCACAAGAGCAAGCGCAGAAGATGGCTGAAATGGACGCGGCTGGCGTACTGGCTGAGAACAGGGCTATCGCTAAGACTCCAGAGCAGGCGACTGCGGCGGCGCTGGCTGAAGACCAGTTCGGTGCTTTGCAAGAGTCTAGAGCTAACGCGGCGGCTGACCGTAAGACAGCAGAGCGCGAACGTAAGCAGACACAAGCTGAGAAGCTAGCGTCTTCTAAGTTAAGCGGCATGGGTAAGCGTTACGACGCTTTGGTACGTGCAGGCGAGACAGAGAAGGCTGAGGCGTTATTTGCTGAGATGGAAGAGATCGCTGGCGGTGCTATGGTTGAAGTCGCTAAGTTTGTCTCAGAAGCTCCTAAGTCGGACTCTAGCCGTTACCTCAACATCGGCGGCGGTAAGGTGTTCGACACTAAGACTCGTGAGCTTATCGGCTCTGATGGCGAGCCTAAGGGCAAGCTGACTGAGAAGGAGACTCGTGAGCTAATCCAGAAGAATAAGGATAGCTATACAGCAGAGTCGTGGGAGACGTACCTCCGCAACGGTTTCGATCCAGACTTCTTGGAGCCTATCGACAGCGCAGACAAGGACGCAGAGGCGAGCATTGAAGTACAGGCAAGCGCACGTCGTAACCTGAACCTCTTGGACGACCTCCTAGAGATGAACGTAGGTAACTGGGAGTCATGGCTGACTAGCTGGGCCCCAGGATCTGAGGCTCGTGGGCAGAAAGGAATCGTTGACACCCTCGAAGCTAACATTGCGTTTGACCGTCTACAGAAGATGCGTGACATGTCTAAGACTGGCGGTGCCTTGGGTGCTGTCTCACAGCGTGAATTGGACCTCTTGAGTGCTAACCTCTCAAGTCTTGATCCAGCATCGCCACGCTTCAAGCAGAACGTACAGACTATCAAGGACGCTTACCAGCGCTTCTTGGACATTGAGCAGGGCCCACAAGGCGGCTCACCTAACTTTAAGCAGGTCGGTGATAACTGGTACTACAGAGATCCAGCAGACGGCACCATCTATGACTACGCTACAGGACAGGAGGTTCGGTAATGCCGACCAGAGAGGAAATCTTAGCCGCCTTTGACGGCGCACCAAAAGCTAACACAGCACAGTCTCCATCTCCTAGCGCCGCAGACATCTATGCGGCCTTCGAGACTGAGGCACCTTCGCGTGAAGTGAAAGCACCCGTTGTTGACCCCGTTCAGCAGGTAGAAGAGGGCCTCCGTGGTAACCTTTTCACTGGTGCATTGGATACCGGCCTCTCTATAGCCTCTAGTTTGGCCGCTGAGCCCGTTGCGGGCCTAGCAGGTCTCTATAGTGCGGCTACTGGTGGCGACGCTACAGCGACGATTGAGAGCGTCAGAGAGGGTATGACGTGGGACCCTAAGACCCAGCGTGGTCAGGCTAACTTGGAAGCTATCGGCGGGGCTTTGGCTCCAGTCGGCGAGGCTCTTACGTCTGCTTCTGAAACTCTGGGCGACACAGCATACGACCTAACAGGCTCTCCAGTAATCGCGGCGGCTTTCTACACCGTACCTGATGCGGCATTTGAGGTCCTAGGCCTTGGTCTTGCTGGTAAGGGTAAGCGCATTGCAGACAACGCGGCTGACCTAAGCCGTCGTACCACAGCAGAGAAGGTCCTAGCAGATCCTACCGCTCGGGTTAACAACCCTATCGCGGCTCAGTGGACTGCTGGTAAAGATGGCTCTGTAGTCGAGAACACATTAGGTCGTCAGATGACCAAAGAAGGGATTGACGCTGGCGATGCCGCGTTGATCACCAACAGTAACAAAGCTACACGCACTCAGATGGAGTCTATGCGTCAGGCGGCTAACAAGCGCACCGTAGGCGAC